AAGCTCGGAAGCGTTGAGGTCGATGGAACCCAACGCGAGGCGAAGGGCATGATGGACTTATGCTGGATAAGCGAGGGTATCATTGCCGATGTTAAGACAACAAGCGCACCAACGATGCAGGCATTCGCCGAGGATATGATACGGCACCTCAACCACGTACAGGCGGTATGGTACTCGATGCTGATGGGCTTTAACCCTTCCAACTTTTACTACATCGGCATACCGCCAAAGGTCAAGCAGTCAGGCAAGTTCAGCGACCTATACCTATACCGGCACAATGCGCTTGAAATTGAGAACGCGAAGCAGTTAATCTCTAAATACTTCGAGCAATTATGAGCGCGGCACCTGACTTAGGCAACCTGAGCGAGTTCATCGATCACAACTATAAGAACGTAGCTTCGTATCTCATGGCTTGCGGTTTCGATTATTATGAGTCGAACTATAAATACCGGAAGTTTTATAACGATTATGAGAACAATCGCTGCATCGTTATTGACCTTTACGATGACGCTGAAAGGCTTAACAAGGTCGAGCTGGTACGAATGATTGATAAAGTTTATTTGCGATGAGAAAGGCTAAAGAATCAGATATCTACTTTGCAATCGCGAAGTTCATGAAGCTAAAGCACCCTAAAGTACTATGGCGCTTCGACTTCAGCGCTGGCGTGAAGATGAGCATCGGGCAAGCTAAATCGCACAAGGGGCTCAACCCGCATCGCGGCTACCCTGACCTTTTCATCTGCCAGCCATCGAACGGTTATGCCGGGCTATACATCGAAATAAAAAAGGAGGGCGAACGAACGCAACGCAAGGATGGTACGCTATACGCCGATCAGCACCTCGAAGAGCAACACGCAATGCTGAAACATCTCAACATGGTAGGATATAAGGCCGTGTTCGGTATTGGGTTAATGGAATGCATTGAATTAATTGAAGAGTATTTGAGATAAATTTTGTATATTTGAGCATTCAGAGGTAGTAGCCTGAATGATGTGTCAAAAATCTTGAAGCCCTTTGGGGGCTGCGAGGCAAGGGTAAAACCGAGCCGCTACTACCGCAGCCATCAAAGGGCATTTTTTTTATGAGAAAATCATTTATACTATACAGCGATATTTACGACACTCTTCAGCATTTAACAGATGAACAGCTCGGTAAATTAATGCGAATGATATTTGAATATCAAACCAGCGGCAAGACACCTGAAACAAATAACCCTTTATTTATTGCATTTGGTTTCATTAAATCGAGCTTGGATAGGGATGGAGTAAAGTATGAGCAACGAGCCGAAAGGTCGCGTGAAAACGGCGCTAAAGGAGGCAGACCAACTAAAAACCAATTAGGTAAAAATGAAACCCAAAAAACCCAGCGGGTTATTTCAAAACCCAAAAAACCTGATAGTGATAGTGTAAGTGTAAGTGATAGTGTAAATGATAGTGTGAATACAAATAAAATTTATAAGAGTGTTGATGAAATAAAAAAGGAGCATTTCGCTGATGAAAAAATAAACAGCTTATTTATCCAATTTTTATCCGAACGTATCGCACGTAAGAAATACCCAACAGATAACGCGATTCAATTATTGATAAAGCAAATGCGCAAAATCTATAAAACAAAAGAAGAGGTAATCGAAGGACTTGAGTTGGCTATCGCAAACGGATGGACTGGCTTATATGAACTTAATAAAAACAACTCTAAACAACCAGCGAACGCAGCACCAACAAAGACACGCGCCTCGATGGGCGTTAAGATGGAATAAAATATTTTAATTTATTTTCGATAAAGTGTTGCAAATTCAAAATAAGGTTTTATATTTGTGCTGTTAAACAATCAAACACTTACACAATGACAACTGAACAATTCAAAGCAATAGCAACAGCAAAAATGGAAACCTTATCAACTAACGATTTAATTGTTGAGGTTAAGAAATTAGCAAACGATTTTTCAAATGCAGCTTCAATAGTTATGGATGTTGCCCTTGATATTTTAATGGAGCGTTTGCCTGAAAGTGAATTTGTTAATTTTTGTGATAGCTTATAAAAAAACGGGCGGCTAACCACCGCCCACACTTTACCGCATGAAATCAATACCAAAGCACTACGTGCCTAAAATCGAACAAGCCCTCATGTTTCTTTGCCTTAACGGCGATGATAACTACAAGGAAATCGCGCCGCAGCTTATCGATGAACACTTCTCAGACGATACAGCACTCAAAGCATTTAAGGTCATAAACGCCATAATGAAGGACGGCAAGCAGCCGACATTCGTTACCTTCGGTAAATACGCATTGACTGAAAAAACACTCACGGCTAATGAGATTGCCAGCGTAACCCAGTGGGGCAATGAGCTGAGTTACTCAGAGCCGATCAATGAGTACATCGCTATCCTAAGGGATGAACACATTAAGCGCAATATAAACCACATACTAACCGAAGAGGCACTCGGATTAGGTAAGTTAAAGAGCGGCGGTGAAACAGCCGTAAACATCATTAAGCGCCTCAACACCCTGATCGAGAATGGCAGCCCTACCGATAACATAATCACTACCCTTCAACTCACCCACGAAGAGCGGCAAGCATACTACCGCCGCGCTGCATTGCATCAAAGCGGTAAGACAAGCGGGCTCAATACCGGCATCGCAGCACTTAACCGATTCACTGGGGGCTTTCATCCCGAGCTTATAATCTTAGCAGGCAGGCCATCTATGGGTAAGACTGCCCTCGCACTATACCACGCCTGCCAGTTCAACGAGCCGGGCATCTACTTCAACCTCGAAATGAATCAAAGCCAGCTCTGCCAGCGGCTCATACTTCAGCATGCGAACGATGCGATTAACAGCGCACGCCTGCGCGATGGTAACCTATCGCAGCCCGAGCTACACGCATTTGAAACCACAATCGGATTAGTTGAGAAGTTACACATCACAATCTACGATAAGCCTCGATGTGGAGTGCATGAGGCAATACGCATAATGCGTCGCGAGGCACGTAAGAACAATTGCAAATGGGCAATCATTGACTACCTTCAGTTGATGACAATCGAGGGCTTCAGAGGCGGTAATCGCGAGGCTGAGGTTGCAGAGATAAGCCGCACGTTGAAAGCAGCACAAAAAGAGTTAAACATTCCAATAATCGCACTTGCTCAGCTAAGCAGGCAAGTCGAGCAACGTGCCGATAAAAGACCGATACTCTCAGACCTTCGCGAATCGGGCAGCATTGAACAAGATGCCGACACTGTTATGTTCGTCTATCGACCTGAATACTACGGATTAAACGATGAAGCTGGCAACCCTTATAGCTCCGATGTCTTTTATCTATTCGAGAAGCATCGGCAAGGCTCAACCGGCGAGGTACGCTTTAAGCATAACAGCACCCTCACGAGCTTTCACGATACCGGCTCGAGTGGTGGCAGCACCTACCTTCCAATTGAGGTCGAGCCGAAAGCAATGCAGCCGAATGAAAGTTTTGATATAAGCCCTTTCTAATGACAATCGAAGAGCAACTAATCGAGCGCATGAATAACTACGAACCGAGCGAGGCAACGATAACCGATGGATGCGTAACATACCACAGCACAACGCGAACGCATCGAAGCTACGCAGCGCACTTGAAACATTCACCGAATGGCTCATTCGTGCGCAAGGCATACCTAAAACGCTGCTATGGTTGGCTAATGCTTTTGAAAAAAAACGGCATAGAAATGCATCACACAATCAAATAAATACTTATCTTTGCAGGCATGTAATGCTTAATTGAATGGAAAGTGAAAACATAAAGACAGGGCGAGGGGGCTATCGCGAGGGGGCTGGAGCAAAGCCGCTATATGGCGAGCCAACGGTTAACATTACCTTTCGCGTTCCCGAATCGCATAAGTCAACGATTCGCCGGATGGTGTACGATTACATGGATGGGTTAAAGACAAACCCCAAGAACGAACCTAAGCAAAATATTCCTGAGTATGGCTGCTGACCTATTAACCATACCATGTGCCATTGAATCGGTAGCAACGCGCCGCGATAAGACGATAAAGGTAACAATCGGAACGCAGGAGCTAACGCCAGAGCAAACGAGCGCACTCTTCAACCAGTGGATGGGTGGCGTGGGTGTGATGGCATTCAAAGGCGAGCAATTCAACTACAATGATGAACAGCTACTCAATAACCTAAAGCTCGATGCCGCCGAGCTTGGAAGCAAAACACCGAGCCAGCGGTTACGATCAACACTTTACGTGCTATTCGAACATGCACCCGAAGGGCATAAGGACTTCAACAGCTTCTACGCGGCAATGATGGAGCGATTCATCGAGATGGTTAAGAAACGCATTGATACATACAACCTATGACACGAAGATTAAGAGCCGGAGTATTCATTGATTCAGAGGTTAACGGCAAGCCGCATTATTTCGGCTACCTTACGCATCCCGGATTGGAGTACGATATAGCCGTGGCATTCACTGAAAAGGATTTGAAAGGCTTTGCAGAGGTTAACAAGCTGATTCTGCCAACCGATGAACCAGAGTATAAGTTCGGCGTTATACTGCCAACCGAAGACCGCGATAAGAACAATGCCTATACGTGCAAAGTATTCGCAACTGGAAAGCTGCACAACCTCGTTATCTACCCACGGCAATACAATCAAATTGTTACCAATGGCCACAGCCTTAACGCACAGCACGAAAGCCGTATCTTTACCGAACTAATCACAGCATAGCATGCCACTATTCCAAGGAGACAGTCAAGAGGTAATCAGCATGAACATCCGCAAGCTAATAGGCGAGGGATATTCAGCGCAGCAAGCACAGGCAATCGCACTGGCTGAGGCTGAGAAATACCGCGCAAGACGCAGAAGGTAAACAGGGTAAAATCAGGGAAAATGCCAAAGGGAATACCACCAGAGCACACCAAGTTTAAGAAGGGCGAAAGCGGCAACCCTAACGGCCGACCGCCTAAGCTGCCCGAGCTTCATGTGCTTTTGGCTAACGTGCTCGGCAAGGAAGGCAAGGATGGCCAGACCGCCGCTGAAGAGATACTCAACGCATTGCATGCCAAGGCTAAGAAGGGCGATACCCGCGCCGCCGAGTTGTTGCTCGACCGCGCTTACGGCAAGCCGAAGCAGACCAATGAGACCACGCTCAAGACTACCGAGCCGCTTGTGATCATCAAGACGAAAGAGGATGGCAATGCTTAAGGCCATCGGCATCGGAGTATTGTTCACCCTGTTCATGGTTGGACTTGCATACTGCTTGTTCATTGTGCTTCGCCATGTTATCGACTGCATGCCCGACCCGAATGATGAGGAGGATTAATGAACTTCGAACTCACTGGCAGGCAGACCACAGCATTCGAGGCAATTGAGTCAGGCGCATACCGTGTCATCGTATTCGGGGGGGCAATTCGTGGCGGTAAAACGTATTGGCTGTTGCTTACCTTGAGCTACCTCGCGCTGCAATACCCGCGCAGCCGATGGGTGATTATTCGCCGCAGCCTGCCCGACCTGAAGCGCACAACCTTTCCATCATTCAACTCGATACTTGACGATGGCGTGAACCA